GAGTTCTTGAGGTCAGTCAAACTGACAGTTAACCCACATGATCCTAATCAACATCCATTGTCTCTACTGGAGCATGATCGTGAATCTAAGGATGCACTAGAGCAATTGTCTCAAGACGAGTGGAAGAAGTATCGTGAGGGAATTTTGAGGATGCTAGTGGCAAAAGGGGAAGTGTTATTAGCCAAAAGAATGCATGAGATGCAGGACAAGGTGCTAGTTACCGCATTAAAGGTATGTAGCGAGGCATTATCAGTCCTACAGGGTGATGCAACCCAGCGAGTCGAGATTACTAAGAGAACAATGACTCCAGATGAATTAGCGGAAATGTATAAACAACTACCAACTGAAATAGAAAGTGAGGATGTGAGTGGAGGAAAAACAAACAGGGGAAAAGGTAAACGCAGTAAACGATTGGCTGGAGATGACCCTAATATCAGCAAAGACACAAAGAGAGGTAGCGGCAGCGTATGAAAAGTTCTGGGAAAAGAATCAAATCAAAGACAACATTGGGACAAAGAGAAACCCAATCTTCACTAGGACAACCAATCCAAGGGTTAGACCAAACAGAGGATATGTCTGCGACTTTTGAGGATGCTAAGGATGCACTAGAGATCCTTATTGCTCAATGTGGCAGCCCTAATGTCAGAAAGGCTCATAGAGGCCGTATAATGGGTTATTTGGTACTGCAAGAGCGTAGGCTTAGGACACTGGAGAGAAGGGCCAAAACATGGGGCTATGATGATGAGACAGAGCATTGTTTAGCACTAGCAAAGATGTGGGATAAGGTGGATGAGTGATTCAATTATAAAACTTACTCCAGAGTTTGATTCTGCCATGGTAGGGTTAGCTTTTGAAGACAATGTGATCATCTACTCAATTGAGGGTATTCTTGAGATATTGATAAGCGAGCAGAACTTCTCAATGGATGATGCACTAGATCATTTCTGCCATAACATAGGTGGGTCATTGGGTGAGGGATTACCGAGGTATATCTGGACTAAGGAACTAGATGATTTGGTTGATGAATAAGGGCCATAAAATCGGTTGCAGCACCCCCTCGTTCGTCCTGTCTTGCGTACCTTATAAGGTGCGAGGGCCAGAGCAGCCTGCAAATCAAGGTGTTTTAAGGGTCAATCCTGCCATGATGAGGCTAAAGCCCAGTGTTTATGCGGATGTACAGAGGATTAATAGTCCTCGATCACCTCAAAACAGGGGGGAGGGGGCCATCCATCAACGACTTATGGAAATCCCAGACCGATTGGCTAACGGAAAATTTTTTTACTTTTAAACCATAACCAAGAATGAAGATTACAATAGAATTATTAGGACAGGATGTATCATGGGAGCATGATCTATCAGATGACTTACCAAGTGCAATAAGTGGATTTAAGGGTCTACTTGTAAATTTAGGATTTCATCCATTTTCAGTAGATGAGTGTTTTTCAGAGGATACAGAAAAATGGGATATTAAGCTGAAGAAGAAAAAGGAGTGCTGCGATGGAAACTGCTAGTTTCATACCAAGGGAAAACGAAGAGACTCTCCGTATGGAGAATCAATTAAAGTCGAGGGTGGAAAAATCATGGAAGGTAAAGATGGAAAAGATCCCTACTACCTATTCTTTGGATTATGCCATCATACGAGAAAAGGAGGTAGTAAGCTGGGCCGAATTGAAATGTCGGACTCATGCTTTCGGAACTTATGACACTTACATGATTTCACTCAAAAAATGGAATGCCTGTAGAGAGTTCCATGCGACTAGTCATCTTAAAGCATTCTTAATCGTTGGATTTATGGATGGTGACTACTGGATGGATACAGAGACGGTTAAAGACTTTAAGGTACATATGGGTGGCCGTAGTGACCGTAATTGGACAGTGGATCGTGAACCATGTGTATTTTTTGATGTTACAAACTTTAGTAAATTTAAATGAAGACAGAAAAAGAATTAGCTACGGAGTTAGGCATTGATCGTAAGATGTTGGCTGGCTGGCGAAAGGAAGGATTTATTGCTGGCTGGGAAAAGAACGGTAATGCAATTATCTATCATCCAGAGGGTGAGCATGAGATTAGGAATCATCTCCAGAAGGAACTTTGTGCAAAGGAGATATCTGCCCCACTTCCACCAGCGGATGAACCTACTGAATTAACGATTACGAAAATTCCACTCAATCCCAAGCTGGTGATATGTGATGAGATTCGAGTTAGGGTGAGAGAGAACAGGAACTTTTTACTAGGCATGAAGGTTATGGCCAGACCCTCAAGAGACAATGAAACAATATGGGCGATGGTTGGCCGCTGCCCAAGATGGAGGGGAAGATACTAATGAGCAGAGAAAGTGAGAATATCGTCAAACAGTGGGAGGAGCAGAAAGCAATGCAGCAGCAGGGTAACCAGCTTGAGAAGTTGATCATTCAAATGGTTAAGCCCACTAAGCCTAAACCTAAACCGAAATCACCTAAGAAGAAAAAATGACTGACGAAGAAATAATGGAAGATGCATTAAAAGGTTTTGCTTTAATGGGCAGGGACAAGTTCGTGAAGGGGATTAAAGAGCATAACCGTGACGGGAAAAGAGGGTTAAGTAAGATGAAGACCAAAGACCTTGTTCGTGCAGTTCAAGAAGAGGTAATTGATCTATGGTTTTACACTAACGAGTTGAAACGAAGGACTAAATAATGCAGCCGACTCCCCATCCGTATTTCCGATTGCCTACTCAATCCGAGGCCAAGGCAATGGATCCTGCCAAGCTAACTGAAACCCTTATTCTTAGGGAAGAACTTATCCAGCAATCAAACAAGGATCCATTCCATAACGGTATTGAACCACCACACTGGAAAATGGCAGATGAAGAGTTCGCTAATACTGATGAATTACTAATATTAGGCGGAAATCGCAGTGGAAAGTCAGAATTCTGTAGTAAAAGAGTAGTAAAGTGCATAAATGATATTCCAGAGGCGAATGTTCTCTGTATGCATACCACTTCTTCGACTTCGATTGAGCAGCAGCAGCAATATATCTGGAAATACATACCCAGTGAATGGAAGGCAGCCAAGAAAGGTAAAGTTACCAACATGACTTTCTCGAAAAAGGGTGGATTTACTGAATCCTGTTGTGTGGCCCCCAATGGCAGCCGCATATTCTTTCGTAATTACTCTCAGAACTTAGATTCTGGTATTCTGGAAGGTTCTGAGTGGGATATGGTTTGGCTGGACGAGCTTTGCGGTTTAGACCATGTGCAGGCACTCCGTTTTCGACTTGTAACGAGGGCCAAGAGACCCGTCCAGAACCCAGATCACCCAGAATGGATGAAAGGATACCCCTACCGAGGTATGTTAATCAGCTTTACTCCCGTAACTGGGTACACTCCTACCGTCCGAGAATATTTACAGGGTGCAACTACCGAAAAATGGGACTGGGCAGATCCAGAGTTACTGGAAAAGGAACGGGTACCAATTATTCAGCAACCTTTGAAGGAGAATGCTAGAATTGTGTATTTCTGGTCAGAGTGGAATAAATTTAATGACTACCAGCAGCTAAAGCGGACACTACGGTCAGATCCTAAGACCAAAATCTTAATGAGGGCATATGGATTGCCCACTATAGTCCAATCTGCCTCATTTCCCCGTTTTTCGCAGAACCACTTGGTGAATGATGAGCAAATTCCAGAAGAAGGTACTAATTACATGATTTGTGACCCTTCTCACGGTAAGAACTGGGTTATGATCTGGGTTAGGGTTGCTAAAGATGGCAAGTGCTATGTTTACCGTGAATGGCCCAGCCAGACTGAGGCAGTAAAAGGATTTGGATTTTTGGGTGAGTGGGCCACTAGTGGAAAAAAGGTGGATGGGGATAAAGGCCCAGCACAGGAACCTCTTGGATTTTCCCTTGGCCGATACAAGGAAACCATCGAGGAATTAGAGGTTGATGAGGAAGTTTTTTGCAGAATCATGGATAGTCGATTTGGATCTGCCCCTACTCCGACTAAATCTGGGGTGACCACTTTAATTGATCAAATGGCCGACATTGGCTTGCACTTTGAGCCATCTATTGGGGTTCGCATCGAGGAGGGAGTAACCATGATCAATGATTTACTTGACTGGGATGAGCAGGATGAAATGTCTGCTATTAATTGTCCGAGATTGTATGTCCATGAGAAGTGCAAGAATGTAAGGTTTGCTCTTAGTACTTGGACGGGTAAGGACGGTAAGCACGGTGCCTGTAAGGACTTC